GGAATGTGCTACTTCGTCAAAAACGTGATGAAGTTCCTGAGGGAACTTTGTCTTGCCCTGACCGAAATCTGGCGGTTTTTCATCATTATCGTCACTATGAGGGTCTACGTCTGCTACCCTCTGTCTGTGACTCGAAATTAATTCAGCAGACCCTAACTAATGGCAGTTACTGAAGGAAGCACAATTCAGATTACTCCTGATTCACTCAACACAAGCTATGCCAAGTATCGCAAGGACTTGATACAGATGCCAACGCGAGCTTTGGACGAGGTTGCCAAATACATGAGCCGTCGTCTCGGTGTTCGTGGCAAGGAGACCGTTGGTGAGTTGAATGGAGACATGCAGATTGGTCCATACTCTCTTACTCGTGTAGATGAGAATGGCGTGACTATCACCGGTCGTACACTGGAGACATACTTGGGTTCTGGCGTTAAGCCATTTGAGCCTAATGCTGTCCGTGAGTCAATCTATGGCTCAAACGTTTTCCAGGGCGATGCTCTCAAAAACCAGCCTATCACCAAGCTCGTTGGAGCTTACCTCTTTGCCAAGGTAGGTGAGAGTTTCTTCAATACGCTTTTTACAGCTAAGCGAAACCCTGGGGGTAAGAATACCGCAGATCTCTACAATGGCTTCAAGACTATCGCGGATCAGGAGATCAAAAACAAGAGTGTCTCTACCGAGAAGGGCAACCTCTTCAAAACTGAGGCCATCACAAATGTCAATGCTGTTGATGCTTTGGAGTCATTCTACGATGCTGCAGACCAGAAGCTCAAGAACACCAATACATTCATGTTCCTGAACAGCTCTGAGTTGATGCGCTACGATCGTGCATACCGCAGCGTCTATGGTAGTGTCAACTACAACAAAGAGTTCGGCAAGTCGAAGCTCGACGGTTGCAACAACTGTACACTCATTGGTCTTGACAACATTCCTGTTGGCTTCAAGATCATCACTCCAGGCAGCAACATGCTCATTGGTCTGGCCACTGAGGGCACCAACTGCAATTTCGAGTTTAAGGACTCTCTGACATCTCACTTCTTGATTGACTTCGTAGCTACCATGTACTTCGGTACTCAGTTCGAGTCTATTAGCAAGGAGCGCATCTTGTTCGGTTACGATGAGATTCCTACTCTGTAGGAGTCTCATCATACGATAATACATTATTATATATAATATGGCAAATCAGCAAAAAAAATCATGCACAGAGTCAGCTGACCTCTACGAGGATCTCCTGAAGTGTCCTGGAGCTAAGCGACTCCCTGGCACAGGTCGCAAGGTCTATCTTGCACCACGTCGATGGATCACTCAGCTGGCTAAACCGCAGCTTGAGAAGGCAGCATCCATGAAGGACTACCTTGTTATCAAGGAGTCTCACACGATGGCTGCTGACAAGAAGTTCATTGTTGCCTACTTGGCAACGGACAAGTCCAACTTCTCATCAGAGGCACAGGGTGAGAATGGTTCTAAGACCATGCTCAACAAGCTCGCGCTCACATTCCCTGGCACAGAGGAGGAGCAGTCTGCGCTCGCATCAATGCTTCTCAACGAGGATGTCATTGCTCTGATTCCTCAGCGCAACGGCAAGTGCCGTCAGTTCGGTGATGACAACTTCGAGTGTTCTGTCTCACCTGCGCAGTCTTCAGGTTCGTCTGTCACAGACGAGACCAACACAACAGTTGAGTTGTCTGTCGGCTGCGAGACATTGCCACCATTCTACTTTGGTGACATTCCTACATCTGAAGGCACCTTCTCCGGTGAGACTGGTGAGCTGAAGACAGCACAAGCAGGTGATGTGTAGAGTTCATTACCAGATAGTTTTTTAACCATGTTCCTGGCGAGGCGATGCTGACGATGGCTCGCCTCGCTTTTTAAGTTTATAATTATGAATGATGTAAAATTCACACAGAAAATCAAGCAGTGGTTCGATAGCGAACATACTGACGATAATATCCGAGAGGGCGCCTTGATGCTCCTTCAGATCAATAACAACCGTCATCTCTATCAGCAGATTCTGCTGAGACCTCAGAATATGCTTGACCATCTTGTCTATGAGCTGCAGAAGCATTATGGCTATCGCACAAAGGGCATGACTCTTGACGAAGTGCACAAGTTTGACATTGAGGTGACACCTTTACTGCAGAAAGCGGTCGATTCCACCGCTGATGCTGACAAGCTCGCAGCTGAAGTCGCACCTCATCTGCCTTTTGTTGATGCAGAAAACACCGATTCCATCGATGCTTCTGCCATCATCGCCAAAGGCAAACGTGCAGATCATGACCAGCTTCCCGATGAAATCAAGGAAATCTGGGAGGCAAACTGCCAAAGATGGAAGCGCATCAAGGAACTCTTCGAAGCATGCAAGTCTTATCAGTTGTCTTGTGACCGCTTCGAGGGATTGAATGCAGCCAACGACGAGTTCCAGAAGATGCTCCTCACTCTCAAGACAGAATACTATGCCTACAAACAGGGTATGGAGGCGTATGACCATGCTGTTCCTGGCACAGAGGAGAATACTGCCGAGGCAAAGACAGAAACGGTAGTCTCTGCCAATGTCATCGGCAATGCGCGTTCTTACATCGCCAAGAACCTCGATAAGTTGATTCAGCTGAAGGCTGATGGCAAGGAACAGCAGGCTGAGAAGCTGCAGGCCAACATCGAGAAGCGTGTGAACACCCTGCTCGATGCAAAGGCAGACATCAAGCCAGAGACTCTTGCCAAAATCAAGGAGGCTGGCATCGTGATTCCCGGAGAGGAGGTGAAGCCGGATGAGAGCCAAGCAGATTCAGCAGGCGCTGAAACCGCTACTGCAGAGTAGTTCTCAGGTCTTTCTTGGCCAAGGGCTTCACACACTCGGCTTGTTGGGCTGGATATTGGAGCAGACAGGTGCAGCGCAAGTCGCTGTCACCACCTTCTCCACATCTGACGCATTCCTGTGCGGAATGATCAACCTTCGCAAGCGTGGGATGATTCAGCACTCAACGTTAGTGGCTGACGTCAAGGCTTCTGCCAAGACTCTCAAACTGAGTCGGCTGATGACGGAGGCTTTTGATGAGGTGAAGCTGACGCTTAATCACTCCAAAATCATCCTCGTCGCTAACGATAAGTGGTTAGTTACTGTGATTACATCTCAGAACCAGACTTATGGTGACCGTGCGGAATGCACATTCCTCACTACGGATAGAGATGTTTATCTCGATGTTCATAATATGCTTAATGATTTGTTAGATGATACGACTACAATACCCTTATCTCGAGGAGAACAAACTGCTCCTTCAGAGTGTTCATGACCTCGGCAAGGCGTTGACACCTGTCGAGCAGGTGCCTATCTTGATTGATTTGTCTGATGACGAGTCGTCAGCTCTGAAGCTTGAGCTGCAGGAGCCTCGCTCACCTTATCGCAAGCAATACCTGCTTGGACTGGCAGAGACCGCCAATGAGTTGCGCACATCCAATATCGCTCTCGCCAAGGTCGGTTCTCCTGGTGCATACCATGCTGTCATGTCGGAACTCTCACAGATCATTGCCAATCTTGGTTGAATATGAGTCTACCAGTCAATGTCGATGACTACATGAAGTACATGCCTCTCAATGAGGATGAGCTTCAAGACCTGCATCTCTCTGCTGTTGTCAAGGCCAGGGTTGAGCGCCTGCGAGGATGCTACGCCTTCTGGCTTCGCTATCCTCGCTACTCAGTGAGGGAAATGGTGGAGCAGGACAAAGCGATGTTCGGCATCAGCGAGAGTCAGGCATACGATGATATTCATCTCTGCCAGCTCATGCTCGGCAACCTCAATGCTGCATCCAAGGACTTCTGGCGGTGGAAGGTCAACCAGGAGATAGATGAGGATCGCAAGGCAGCAAAGGCTGCAGGTGACTTCCGGGCTCTCGCCTCGATGCAGAAAAACCGCATCAAGAACAACCGTACCGACTCACCTGATGAGCCTGATCTTGCTTTCGACAAGATTGTGCCTGTTGAGTTCATCATGACAGATGATCCTACAGTCATCGGTTTGCAGAAGATTCCAAATCTTCGTGCGAAAATCAAGAAAATGGAGAAGCGATATTCTATGCCTGACATAGAGGACGCTGATTTTGAGGAGTTGCCAAATGACGGGTCAGCCTAAAAAACTATTCTTCAATGATGTGCAGTCCAGAGTCTTGCAGCTCATGCCTCATGACCTGGTCTGCGAGTGGGGGCGAGGAACTGGTAAGGGTGTGGTCGAAGCTGGTCGCATACTCTATGCAGTCCAGCACATGCCAGGTTCCTGTCTGGCCATGGTGGCACCTTCTGTCAAAAGATGCCAGACCAACATCCTTCCTTCAGCACTTGTTCACCTCGAGGAGTGGGGCTACAAACGAGACGTGCACTACATCGTGGGCAAGAAACCATGGAAGGCTTTGCACTGGAAGGATCCACACTTCCAGCCGATGAACTGGGAGAATACCGTCGCCTTCTACAATGGCTCCTATCTCAACATCATATCGCAAGACCGAAGCGGTACCTCCAACTCGCTCTCACTTGACCACGTCTTTATAGACGAGGCAAAGTTCATTGATTGGGAGCAGCTCAACAATGAGACGCTCCCGGCCAACCGTGGTAACAAGCAACTTTTCGGTGACTGCTGCTTGCACCATGGTCTTACGATAACTTCAGATACCTCTGCAACCAAAAAAGGCTCCTGGTTCATGCAGTGGGAGAAAAAACAGGATAAGGAGCTGGTCGCGACGCTCGAGTCTGTCGTCGTGCAGCTCCATAGCATACGTAATAAGTTGGCAGCGCACCCAGAGCGTTATGACTATTATATGTCGCAGCTGCAGAAATACGAGAAGATTCTGCACTCTCTGCGTTCCTACTGCCTCGTTTATTCCAGATGCTCCAGCATCCAGAACCTGGCAGTCCTCGGGGAGGACTTCATCAGACAGATGAAGCGAGACCTCCCCAAGATGACCTTCCTGACAAGCATCATGTGTCAGCACGTGGGCATTGCACAGGATGGCTTCTATAGCGGTCTTGACGAGGATCGGAATTTCTATACCGCTCCCAACGTCACCTTTCTCGATGACCTGCAGTATTCCTTCAACCCGCATCATGACCAGCAGGACTGCCGAATGGATTCAGATATAGAGGACGGTTTACCGCTGATCATCGGCTCTGATGCCAACGCCAACATCAACTGTCTCGTTGTCGGGCAGGTGGGCTCTGACACGAAGCTGCGCATCGTCAACTCATTCTATGTGAAGTACGAGCGCAAACTTCCGGAACTGGCTCAGGACTTCTGTGATTACTATAGATATCTCAAGGATAAGCGAGTCATATTCTATTACGATGCCACTTTCGTGGGCAATGACTATGCTACGCACAACGAGAAATTCTACCAGATCATTGCCGGAGTCCTTCGTCGCAATGGATGGCTGGTGTCAGAGATTTATATCGGCAAGCCGATGAACCATCTCGAGAAGCAGCTGCTCATCAATCGCATGTTCAAGGGACATGCTCAGCACATGGTCCTGATTAACCAGGACAACAATGAGGACCTCATCATCTCTATTGAGAGTGCCGGAGTCTACAACAATGGCAAGGACAAGAGAGGTGAGAAGCTCATCGAGACTGATGAAGATCAGCTGCAGAACCGCACCGACTTCTCTGATGCTTTCGATACGGTGTGCATTGGGGCAGAGAAGTTCCCACAGACAGCCATCTATATGGGTGGGCTGTCATGCTATAGAGGTTGATTACTCATTTTTTATTGTTTATAGTTTTTAAGTTATTGGTTTTTAATTTATTTTTGATTGAAGGCTGTTGCTCGAGAGAGTAGCAGCCTTTTTTGTTTTCTTGCTGCAGAAGAGGTATCGCCCTGAAGGGTCGATGGATTGTCTTATTCGCTGTTCCGTACTTTTTTTGATTTGCATCCCTTCAGCCCGTCATGTGTCCCCATTCGAAATTTCCTGTGCAAAGTTAGCTTTTGGCGATTCAAACTGCCGCATGAACCTGGACTAACAAAAGCCAAAAAAACTTCACGCTGCACTTTTTTTTTACCTTTTGTTACTACAGAACCCAACGTCTGTTTGCCTCTGCCAACGCAGTGTGGAAGCACAGGAAAAATCGAAAGGGCACACCGGGCTTTGAACGGAATGCAATTTAAAAAAAATACTCCACAGCTGGAGTTGGGAAAAATCTCTGGACTCCCGAACATTACCAGAATACATTTAATCATTCAAAAATTTAAGACAATGAGACAAAGCTATTTTATCGAGTACGTACCAAATTCGTACATGAACCTTTGCACAGACAAAGCGCAGCAGAGAGCAAACAATCAGTTTGTTTATGATTTCAAGAACGGCAACCGAGCAGCCTCACGCTTTTGTGGCGAGTTGCTGATGAAGTATCTTTCAAACAGATATGGCAATTTGTTGAGCGATTTCGTGGTGGTTTTCGCTCCATGCTCAAGCCAAGCAAAGTACAACAAGCGTTTCGGCTATGTTTCTGCAATGTTGAAGGCTATGAACGTCAAAACCGCAAATGAGCACATACATATTTTAGGGGAGCGCAAGCCTTTGCACAACGGAGGAAGCCATTTCGTGAATGAGGATGTTTTCAAAGTTTGCGTGGACGCTGACTTTTTCAAAGGCAAGAACGTCATTTTGTTCGACGACCTTTTGACAAGTGGCAAGACCATTGAGGAGTTTAAAGAGAAAATCGAAGCCGCAGGCGCTTACGTGGAGGAAGAAATCTTTTTAGGTAGAACAATCCACCACGACCCAATCTCAATGCGTGGTTGCTTGCAAGAGATGGCAGAAGGATTTTACGATAGTGTAGCACGTTCAAAGAGATGTTTCACACAAGGTGTTCAGATAAACAAGTCAAACAGAAAAATAGCATAAAGACAATGAGAAGTTACAACACAATGTTAGCAGACGAGAGACCCGAGTACAAGGCAATGAACTACGGCTTTGACAATCTCAGTAATACAGAACTATTATCCATGGTAATAAACAGAGGAGCGGGCACAGCTGAGAGTATGAGACAAGCACGCCAGCTGATGAACATGGTGGACAACTCGCTTTCTAAATTGGCAAGGCTGTCCATGTACGATTTGCAAGTGGTGCAAGGTGTGGGCGATTGCAAGGCACTTGGCATACTCGCAGCGCTTGAACTTGCCAAGCGCAAGACGATGGAGAAGGGAAGCCAACGCCCTGACATGGGCAGCAGTCTGGCAATATATAACTATCTGCAACCGATGATAGGCGATTTACAGGTGGAACAGGCGCACGTCATACTCATGAACCAAAACTTTAAAATGCTCAAGCACGTGAAACTCAGCGAGGGCGGTCTTACTGAGACAGCCGTAGACGTGAGGCTGATAATCAAAGAAGCCGTGCAATGTAATGCCACTATCGTGGCACTCGCACACAACCACCCAAGTGGCAACACCAAACCAAGCAGACAAGATGACGTGCTCACACTCAATGTGAAGAAGGCTTGCGAGGTCATGCGCCTCTTCTTTATGGACCATATCATTGTAACCGATGGAGCATACTACAGCTATCACGACAACGGCAAGTTGTAGATGGATAGGCAATTGCCACGTAAAAAACTCGTACATATTCCGCTATGGCGAGCCGTGGCAATTGCCAGCCAGCGTAGGGCGGTGTGGGGTAGCATTAAAGCTACGGGCACGCATTTTTGCACCAACTTTTGATAAAACGTTGTTTCTCAGTTGGTTGGCAAAAATGACCGTGGAAAATTTGTGCAAAACAGCACAAATTTCCAATCGGAATGCTCCGATTGCCCCGCGAAAATGGCTGCTTATGACAATTTCCAAGTAAATTGCCACAAGAAACGAGCCATTTTCGCGGAAACCCCTCCATTGCATTTCGGGGTAAAAGAGGTATTCTGATTTCTTGACATCATCCGAGAATGATGGGAAAAAGAGGAAAAACCGCGTCTGATGGGGCTGAAATGTTAAAGTTTAATTAATATAGCGAAAAAGCTACCTAAATATTTGGTAGTTTGTAGCTTTTTTGCTACCTTTGCAGTGTCATTCAGACAAAGAGTTCTTTAACATATTTAATTACAACAATGAAACACAATCAATTGTACAATGAGTTGACTAAAGCGGGATGCTTTATCACTCAACATGGTGCCGAGCACGATGAATGGTTCAATCCCAAGAATGGGATGAAAATCAGAATTCCAAGACATGGTAGCCATGAGGTTAAGACAGGGTTGCTTAGACGCATTAAAAAAACGTTGCTCGGACAATAAGTCCGGGCAACCGCCCTTAACCTTACAAATGATTGCTTTCTGTAATGGATGTGTGGAGAACTCTTTTTATATGGATTTTAAACAAATAGGATATATGGCAAAGAATGTAGTACTGATTTTAGAATATGGTGATGGCGGTTACTCTTGTTACAATGATGAGCCATTGGGTAATTATGGTGTCATTGATGGCGATGGGGCTACCGCTGAGGAAGCCAAGGCCGATTTTATGAAGGCTCTTCAGGAATGTAGGGATGATAATCCTGACAACAAGGACTTGCAAGACTTGACATTCACCTTCAAGTATGACGTGCAAGCCTTCTTCAAGGAGTTTTCGTTCCTCAACGCCACGGAGATTGCCAGACGCGCAGGCATCAACCCATCGCTCATGCGCCAGTATGTAAGTGGAGTCAAGACTGCTGGAGAGAAGACATACCAGCGACTCAACGCTTGCATGAGCAATATTAAAGCGGATTTACAAGCAGCCGTCTTCTGATGGTTGTGTTTTCATAAAGTAATTAAATATAATGAACTCTTGAGCCCCTGGTGCGAGATGCATCGGGGGCTTCTCTTTGTTTTTAGGATTATTTTCCTAAAAAATTAGGAAAACGTTTGCTCGTTTCAGAAAATAATACTACCTTTGCCCATAGAAATACAGATGAGTCAGACACGGGCAGAGCAGGGCTTGTGAGTGGCTATTTAAGATATACAGCTGTGACCGACCTGTGCTGAAGGACTGCTCTCCCGATGCACAGGTCATTTTTTTATTTATGGTTTACTCCGACAGACAGATGAGAGTAGCTGATGCTACAATTAAGCAACTTTTGGCAAATGAGACTTCAATGACCAGAGATTCGATGTTAGCCTATGTTGATGAGTTGTCTGATGACAGGGTTGTTGCCAATGATGTGGTGACTATGTTGGAGATTGATGGCTTGATAGTTTATACAGGAGATTACGATTGGAGGGTTCAGCTTACAGACAAGGGATGCAAGGCTGCACAAATGGGGTTGCTTAGATATCTTAAGCGACAAAAACTAATAGAGAAGATGAAGGAGTATAAACTGTTCGTGGGGATAGCCAGTGCTATAGTCTCTTTTGTGTCAATGTTGATAACGCTTGCTCTTACAATTTACAATGCTGTAAAATCATAAGGGCACATGCTACAACAGATACGATGGCGCAAACGGCATTAATCAGTATGATTAGAATGTCGTAAAATAATTCTTTTCTTTCCATACCTTATTATATTAATGAATTCACCTGCAAAATTAACCTTTTCCCATCAAAAACACAACTTTTCCCGCTTTTTTCTTGCCAGTTCCACTTTTTCTCCTTATCGTTTGCCAACGCTAAATAGACGATAGTAGACTATCCGGCAGGGCGACCGTTTCGTTGAAGCCTATTGCAAAGTGTATCAAAACGTTAAAAATGCGTTAAACATAACATTTTTATTATGTATTATTTGCGTATATTAAAATTATTATGTACCTTTGTAATCGAGTTAAGGAACATGTTTAATCAATTAAATTTTCAAGCTATGCAAGATGATTTAGAAAAATAAATCGAGAGAAAGAAAAAGGAAATCAAAGACTTTCTCCGAGTTGTGAAATTCACCGGTCTTTCACAAAAGGAAATCGAAAAGAGGCTTGATAATCTCTTGGACGACCTCTCAAGACTGATGAAAAAAAAGTAAAGTTAAACTACCCCTCCTTCGGGAGGGGATTAAAAAATATATATTGATATGGAAGATATTAAAAAATTATTGGAGGAATACAAGACTCTTGCAGGTAATACAGATGCAAAGAGCGAAGAGCGAAAAAATGAAATTATCGCTAAGTTGGAAACTATGGATAAGGATGCTGTGGCTGAGGTGGCTAAACCATTCGTGGATGAGAATGTGACTCGCTTGGAGAGCGAAGTGACAGCTCTGCGCAGCCAGATAGATGCAGAGGCTTATAAGCTGCTCCCTATCTCCTATATTGCCAAAAACTATTTCAATAAGAGTGCATCATGGCTTTTGCAACGTATCAATGGGTATCAGGTGCGTGGAAAGGTCTATACACTCAACGAGGAGCAGAAGAGCATCTTTAATCAGGCAGTCAAGGAAATAAGCAATCGCATCAGCGCATTGCAGTTAGCATAGCTAACATGTTCAATAACTCAACTCTGCCCCCGACACTGAGCCGTGTCGGGGGCTTTTACTAATAACTGATGGATGTTCTGAATATTGATGATACCAAGGCTGGAGCAGTCTTTCTGCTTCGCCAATTGGTCAAAGGTGATAATACGAGTATAGAACTCAGAAATAGCATGATTCGAGCAGACGTGGATGACAGCTATTTCAAGTTTATCATTGAGGGACTTAGCGAGGCGTGCTACATCGAGGAGTCCTTCAGCATGTGGCGGATAACTCCAAAAGGGGTGCGATATCTGCAGGAATATGAGAGGCGACTGAATGTTGGCTCGGATTGGTCGATAGAGGGCAATTCTTCTGCTCAGGAAAAGAAAAGAGAGGAAGAAATGCAGGATAAGGCATTACAGAGGAGTAATGCCAAGTGGACTAAATATGGCTTCTTTATAACCCTAATATCCGCAATATTAGGCTTATTATACTTCCTTTGGGAGAACATATTGTGATGATTGCTATGGTGATGCCTTGGATACAGAGGCATTGCCATAGTCTTGTATTGCTTTTTTCAAGATGCTTGATGCGTTGCTCGATTCTTTCTTCCATACCTTATTATATTAATGAATTCACCTGCAAAATTAACCTTTTCCCACCAAAAACACAACTTTTTCCCAAAAATATTTGCCAGTTCCAAATATTCTCCGTATCTTTGCCAACGGTTAACAGATGATAGTAGTCTATCCGGCAGGGCGACCGTTTCGCCTATGGCTTCTTAGCCGCAGGCTTTTTTTATGCCTCGGGAATTCATTTCCCTAACTGGAGAAAAATATTTTCCCAACTGGGGAAAAAGGAAAACTCTATATGGCGGCTGCATGAACCGTAGATTTGATTAGTCCTCTCGGATAAGTCATCATCTGTTAACCAACGGGGAATGCAGCCGCCACCCTTTTGTCCAATCGGCTGTTAATGGTTAACAGATGATGCAATATGCAGAATTCTATTTTTATCAATGATGCGATACAGGCCAAGCCTGCAGGCATCCCAGTGAACGAGGGGCTACGATCCCTCAAGTGTGCAACCAAGCGCGAGCTCAAGCGACTCAGCAAGACCAAGAGCGAGACCTTCAGCATCCTCTGCGATGAGGAGGTGACCTACGGCGAGGTGGTCAAGTCCATGCTCGGTATCGTGGCGCTCATGGCCATCGTGGCAGTCAGCGGATACTTTTTCGGAGGGGAGGTGATGTGATGAAAGCGAACAGCTACAACAACCTTCCGATGGTTTCCGGTGACATGCTGGAGCAGTACCGCCAGTTCTATCCCGACGCCATCATGACGGAGATCACGAGTGCAGACGGTTCGGGTTTCGTCGACGAGGAAGTGTACGACGTGGTGATGAAGCTATGCAAGACCACCCACACCATGGCACTTTTCATCAAAGTGAGTGGCAACAAAATAACGGTCATCGGGTCTGCGGAGTTCCTGAAGAACACCGACAAGATGACGAAGAGAGGCTGCAAGGTCCGCTTCTGCGACCCACGCTTGCCGACCTATCAAGCCGAGGGTGTGGTGACGCGCGACGACGGCATACACTACGAAGGCGGTGCAGCCGTGTTCCACATCGAGAGCAAGCAACAGGGTCTCGTCGATACAGACATGACATACGTCCTGTTCTGGAGACCCATGGAGTAATAAGACATTCACAAACCATTTTAAACAAGAAAGACAATGAAAGACAATAATTCAAACAACATAGGGTTGCAGACCGACAACCCTATCACCGAGAAGTTTCATGAGCTTCTTACTGCCAACACGAAAAAACTGAATGATCTTCGCTTAGAATACGCTCAGCGAATGGCCGACGCAAAGGATGAATATGATAAAGCCATAGATAAGATAATCGAAGATGAGTATCAGGAAAACGTTTTGCTCCATAAAGCAAAACAAGAGTTTGAGAGAGCCAAAAAGGAGTACGGACTCAATCTTAACAGTCTGCAAAAAGACCGCAACAATGCAGGACGCAAATACGCTGCAGCCAAGGCTTCAGCCAAGAACTACTGGGCTACCGAGAACGAGAAAATCCAGATCGAGCGCCACAACATCTTCGAGCGCTTTAGAGATTCGCGTGAGGTGTTTACGGATGATGAAGCAGTCAAAGGACTCCTGCACCCAGGTTGGTCAAAAGAAGACAAGAAAGGAGGCGACGATGGCGATAAGGAAGAATAAACAGCATGATATTTCTTCTCTCGACTCAAGACGCAGACGCATTCATACGCGTCTTGTGGAGAGATACTGGGAGCTTGACCGTGATTTCGTTGACCTGTGGGGGCTCAAGGAGCGGGCTGTGATAGAGTTGAAGCTTTGCCGTCGCGACAGAGTGAGAGACACGCAGAGAGACATCGTGCAGCGCTTGGAGCGAGAGCTGGCCAGCATCTCACGCCAGCGGGACAAATATGGCCGATGGGCATCATGCATCTATTACTGGATGATGATCCACGACCTTGCTGCGGAGAGAGTGGCGCTGCGTCATCAATGTGATGAGGCAGCAGAAGAGTTACAAACCATTAATTTCGTATAATTATGCCAAAGACAGATAATTTACAATCAAGAATAATGCTTGATGCTTATTTCAAATTCCGTTCATCACTCCCTGCCAAGGACGAGGATGGGCGACCATACAAGAAGTCTTTCAAGACGACAGAGGAGATAGCCGCAGACCTGGCCACCATGGTGGGCATCGACTTCTCCGACATTGTCACATATATGCGGCAGCATGAATATGTGGTCGCAACGCAGCCAGATGGCACGATAGCATGGGCTATCTGGGAAAAAATGGTGGACATTTGATGATTTTCTCATAATAATCGTTTATTTTTGATTTTTTTTGCTACTTTTGTGGCACTTAAAATCTTTGAATGATGAGCGGAGAGTGGCGCGTGAGCGTCGCTCTCCGTATTTTTATGTCAATACCCTCCATATTATCTTTGCATCAAAAAAAGATAATATGACCATCAAATCAGCTCCGTCGGGCACATGTTTCCTTTATAACATACGTGACCTCGACATCCTCACAACTATGAGCCGTGTGCTCGTCACTATCCAAATAGGCGATTCCACCGTCTATGATGAGTTTCTCTATCCTGCCGATGGAGAGATACAGCTGTCGGACCTCGCAGACATCTATCGGCCTTATGCCAGACAGCAGCTCATCGTTGACTCTGTCATCACCATCACGGAGCAGAAAGTCTCTACAGGTGTAGAGACCGACGAGGTGACGCAGAGCGACAAGAAGACTGTCAATCTCCGTGTCCTCTATGCCACCGTGGACATTCCAGATATCGACTGCCAGGAGTTCACGGACACGCATTTCCTCACCCTGCTGCAGGATGCCAAGACAACCTCACTTGGCAGACTGGAATATCTGCATTATCTCGGCACCGACACAGCCTCCGTCAAGGCATACTTCACCGACGGCACCAAGCAGCTTTTCACAGCCGAGGTGGTGGGTGGCAATGCCAAATACACCACCATCGACGTCTCACCTTCCAAGTTCTCGGTCAGAGACAAGGTGCTGTCATACTTTGATGTCAAGGCCGGGGAGCGCATTCAGACGTTCATCATCGACCAGGAACAGCCCGACTGCGCTCCGATACTCCTCTTCACCAACTCCTTCGGGTGCCAGGAACTCATCTACTGCACGGGCAAGCATGAGGTGGCTCCTGAATACACCCGTGACTCAGCCGTCATCGGAGGCAAGAACATCAACTACCGCATCACAGAGAAGCGCATCTTCAAGGCAGACACAGGACCGCTGACAACAGCCATGGCCAACTGGGCTGATGACCTCTTCCGTTCCGATGAGGTCTATATCGTCAATATCTATGGTGGAGAGGCTGCCGTCGGCAAGCAGGTTACCATTTCCGACTCCAAGAGCGACAATGACAACCTGCTCGAGACCATTCCTCGCTTCACCTTCAGCTATACTTACTCGCAGCGCCAGCACAATGTCCTGGACATGCACCGTGCAGGCCGCATATTCGACAACACATTCGACAACACATTCAACTGATGAAGAGAGCAGCTTTCCATATCAATGATGTTCTGAAGATGATGGACAAGGCCAAGGACGACCATGCCACCATCAGGCTTCGGGCATGGACCACCGACGGCAGAACCGTCAATTATGACGGATGGATCGTGTCGGGTGGCAGCTGGCGTGGAGGCTTCCACCGCCTCATGCATCCAGCCACAGGCGAGGTGCATACTCTGCCCGACGTTTTTATTTATGAATTTTTAGGTTTACCAGTATATCTATGAGCAAACAGAAATATTCCATGCAGCAGGTCGGAGTGCTTGGTGACAGTGAGCGATATATGCTCATGCCGACCACTGCGGTTGGAGGTTCTACCACCAACCAGGCTGCCATCGAGCAGCAGTATGGCAGAGACACCCATTTCCTCGGATCAGGCGAAGTGGGTGATGCCCACTATTCGCCTATCACCGTCAATGGGCGAGACTATGAGTATATCAACTATGGCGATGACAATGACATGCCTTATGAGCTGCAGCGTCTCCTTCGCATGAATATGATTGCGCAACGGGCACAGGCATTCAACGTGCAGTGCTGCTACGGCCAGGGGGTACGTTTCGTTGACCGTGCGACAGGCAAGGACACCGATGATGCTGAGATCCGTGCCTTCTGTCTGCGCAACAGCGTGCATGAGATATTCATGGAGCAGGCCACAGACATGAAGTTCTTCTTCTGGAACGTCACCGTCATCATCCTCTCACGTGACCACTCCAGGATACTGCAGATGCGGCACAAGGATGTGTCATACTGCCGTTTCGAGCGCCCCAACGAGAAGACTGGTCTCATCAATCACATCTTCTATGGCGACTTCCGCAAGGCGATGTCACCCATCAAGGCAGAGGCCATCCCGCTGCTTGACATCAACGACCCGCTGGGCGACCTCTTGGCACGCATGGGCAAGGGACCAGACATCTATACAGGCGAGAAACATCCTGCACCGAAGCTCGGCCATGATTGCAAGTTCGCCATCGTGTCGCGCATTCCTACTCCTGGTTATCAGTATTATCCGATACCTTACTACGCCGCCATGTTCGACGATGCTTGGTACGACATCTATCGGCTCATCGGCATTGGCAAGCGCTACATGATCAAGAACACCTCTGCACCTCGCATTCAGATCGAGATACACAAGGACTACTGGATGAACCTCTGCAACGAGGAGGGCATCATCGAACCTCAGAAGCGCAAGCAGCGCATCGATGAGGAGAAGCAGTCCATCATCGACTTCGTGTGCGGCACGGAGAATGCAGGCAAGGCTCTCATCACAGGATATTACTTCGACCCCAACGGCAAGGAGCAGCGCATGGTGCGCATCATCAACCTCAATGAGAGTGGCAAGAAGGAGGGTGGCGACTGGGCTGACGACATGTCGGAGGCTTCCAATGCGCTCTGTTTCTCACTTGGCGTGCATCCCAACTTGGTGGGTGCTACACCGGGCAAGAGCCAGATGAACAACTCTGGTTCCGACAAGCGCGAGCTCTTCATCCTGAAGCAGTCGCTCGAGAAGCCTTGTCACGACATCATGGTCAAGCCATACCATGTCATCTTACATTACAACGGATGGAGCGAGCGTGGCATCACCGTCGACGTGCCTATGATAGAGCTGACAACACTCGATAAGAATAAGGACATGCAACAATCATCAGTTAAAAATAACGGCAAAAACAATGAAGATTGAAATCAATAAACAGGATTTTGACGATGCCATCTTGGTGGCAACGTCATCCAATCCAGAGGTATTCAATTTGGTGAGACCTCATTTCTCGACTACATATAACCGCATCAAGCGTTTTTGTCTCGGTGATATAGGTGCTGAATTCTTCGATGAAAACGAGGATTTTCAGCCATTACTCAAGAGATGGGTCTGTCTTGAGACATTTATTACGGTGGTCCGCCACCTTGATCTTGTGCTCACTCCTACAGGTTTCGGTGTCGTGAGCAATGGTGAGGTCTCTCCAGCTTCGACCGTGAGAGTGGAAAATCTCATCGAGCAGGTGAAGCAGGCCAAGTTGGCAGCTGAAGAAGAGGTTGTGTTCGTACTCGTTGAGAATACCGAGGGCTGGGGATTAACCATGCAGGCAAAGCTCTGCATCCCATGCCTTGTATGGGGGTACAATGACTACATGCAAGAAGCCTCACTCACCAAGCTCAACTCAGCAGACTGGGATACTGCCCGCCAGAACATGCGTCTTGCTGATGATATCCTGCGTCGTCGCTTCTCTAACGAGCAGATGGACGCTCTCCTCGATAAATACCGCAGAGGCGTGTCTTGGACAGAACCGGAGCAGAAAGCGGTCTGTCTGATTCGCAAATATCTCGTTGACTACAGCAATCCGAGCTGCTTCAAGCCAAATGACATGAAGCAGACGCTTGACAGGATTCAGATGGTTCTTGACGGAGATGCAGAGACATTCGCACTCTATCAGAGTTCATCAGAGTATGAAAGCAATCATTTCAAGCCTTATGAAAACAAAAAATCAGCACCTGCCTTCCTATTCAATGCATGACGGGCAGATCAATCTTAACATCACAGCGCCAAAGTCATGGCGTGAGTTGTCGCAGGATGAGCTTCGCTATACGCTTTTCCTGCTGACCAGATTTCAGGAGCCATTGACGGTCAAGACATACCTGTTCTGCCGACTGGCTGGCATTGAGATCATCAAGCATACCCGCACAGGATGGAAGTGTTCCGTTCTGTGCCGGGTGGATGGCAAGTCAAGACCAAAGCGCAAAGTGATTTATCTGGAGACAGAGATAGTCCTATCTTTGCTCTCACAATTCGATTTTATCGATGGATTCGATAATTTTCAGCCTTTGCAGGCCATATTTGGCTTAAAAGCCGTCACTTCCATCCGCAAGATAACATTCCAGGATTACCTCTTCGCTGAGAAATATTATCAGCTGTACCTCATGCATAAGGATGACAAGTTCCTTCAGCAGTTAGGATATCTTCTGTACAGGAATGAGGATGGCAAGCGTGATGACTCAGTGATTTTCACCGCAGAGGAGTTACTCGGAACTTTTTTATGGTACTCAGATTTCAAGCAAGTAGCTGCTGCCAATTTCCCTCACTTCTTCAAAAATACGAAGGAGGGCGAAGAGCCGACCATGGAGGATATCACCATGGGCATACGTGCGCAGGTCAGAGCACTCACTGATGGCGACATCACCAAGCAGCAGGCTGTCTTTGAGACCGATTGCTGGGCAGCACTGACAGAGTTGGATGAAAAGGCGCGGGAGGCTGAGGAATACAATGAAAAAATGAAAAGCTTATGACAGAGAAACAGTTCGATGCTATCGGATATTTCAAACAGTTGACAGAGGAGAACAACACCTGCCGACTGCATAATTTTGTCGCGACGACATGCAGCGGACCAGATACCGTGCAGGGAGTGCTGCAGCAGTTTCGCACAGCCTCCAACTTCGTGATGGTCTCTGATACCGTTGACTCCAATACCCACTCTGTGGGCGATGGCTTCTTCGACCGCAACGTGTTCACGGTCTGGATTCTCGCTTCATACAAGCGTGATGACATGGCAGACCGGGAGGAGAAACTGAATATCTGCAGATATATCTTCCGGCAGTTCCTCAGTCGTCTTCTGCATGACAAGGAGTATCAGAAGTTCGGTGACCAGCTGGAGTATCTCAATCTCAATCAGGTCTATTCGACAGAATTAGGGCGCTACTCGATGAACGGATGCACAGGCCTGTACTTCATGCTGACATCAGACGAGCCTACCGACTTACAATATGATGAGAGCTTATGGCAGAAGTAATAGACGAACTTCTCAAATACGAGAAGGGGTGGACGGACAACATGGGCACCTATTGGCGTGAGCGCATGGAGCGCTTGCGCACAATAGATACCGGTGCCCTCTATTCGTCCATCAAGGGCCACCTTGAGCAAGGCACAGTGACCACCATCGAACATACGTTTTTGCAATATGGTATCTATGTGGCTGCAGGAGTTGGACCTGCACACGTCTGGAAAAAGTGGACAGAAGCGCAGGGTGGTGAGAAAATCTTGCGTGCCAATGATGGCGACCTTGACTTCCTCAACAAGCAGTATCGAGCAGAGAGGGAGTTGGATACTCCCAAAAAAGTGGGTCCTGCCTGGGGCGGTCGAGTGGCAGGCGGTGTGCCAAAAGGCAGACGTGACTGGTTCTCGGCTAAATACTATGCCTCTGTCATGAAGCTTAACGAGCATGAAGCAAGCTTCTATGGAGATGCATACAATGGACTCATGGCTTCTGCATTGACAGAGATATTCAAGGGTATAGGCGCAGCTCGCAACCTTTGAGTCATTATTATTATATACATCACATATTATCTTTGCATCAAAAATGGCAGATTTAGAAAAACAAAAAATTCAGCAAGACTTGGAGCAGATTCGTGACGAGCGTCGCAAGGCTGCCAACACTGCTGAGCGCATAGGCCAAGCGTTGCTTGAGTTGCTCCATTTCATAGAAGTGGAAGGAAAACGTTACCTCTCTCGAGAACATGATGACACGGCAGACGGACTTATCACATTCAATAAAGGTATTAAAAGCTTAGGTGATATCTTGGCTACTGGCAAGGTAACGGTGCAGGATCTGGAAGTCTTGGGCAAGGCTTTGTTCCATGAACTCGAGATACGTAAGCTATCCTATGCAGGTGGAAATATATATCTTTCGGGCGCAGGTTCGAAAATTGTGCACGTGGAAGAGCAATTCTCTGCATCTGGTGCTGTGACTGGCTGGAAGTGTTATCTCCTTGCCGATGATGGCAGTACGGCGACACAAAACCTATGGCGCGTGAAGGATCAGGCACGTTGCCAGAGCTTCAATATCCTCGAAGGGAAACACGAAGGTGTGAGCAATAAGAGCTACTGGCGACTGGTGAAAGAGGTGAGTACTCAGTCTGTTGAAGTCATGGCTACAGACGGTACGGCGCTGTATGGTGGTAGACTGTTTGACTGGGTGACATTGTCGGCTACAGACTGCATGGCGGGCAGCGATACGCCTGCAGCTGGCGACACTATCGTGCTCGATGGCGCGAGAGAGGATGCATCTCGACAAGGAGTATTGATGCTTGAGAGTACTGGCAATGGTACACCTCGCATAGTGGGTCTGCGTGGCGTTAACTCATATACGCATGAGGGCAAGGAGGTATTCGTGTTCTCGCCTGGCGGCTCAAAGGTCGTAAGTTCAGCCATCGAATGGGTATCGAGTGCTGGTGACACGATACACCTTGTTAATTACAGAGGCGAGTGGCAGAAGGGCGTGAGTTACGGCCATTACGACCAGGTGAACCACGATAACGCACTGTGGACTTGCGTCAACCCCAACGGCTGCAACTCGGAGCCGAAAGCCGGAACTTCGGACTGGCAGAAGGTGCTGTCGGGAGAAAAAGGAGAACAGGGGGCGCAGGGACCTAAAGGAGAAACAGGTGTCCAGGGACCTCAGGGCGAGAAGGGTGATGATGCTGTTGTCTACACCCTTGAGGCGTCCCCGAGCTATATCAGGCTTAGTTCTGATGGATGTATCGACTACACGAATGGATATATCGACAAGGGCGATGAATATGGGAGCGACAAATATCTTGTAGTTAGAGGCTATAAGGTGGTGAAAGGCGTGAGAGACAATCGCTTTTCAACGGAAGAAAGTCCAGTTACCTTACGACTCACCATTAACGACGGAAGTGCGTATAGCGAATATACTCCATCTGACTACGATTCTGTTTCCATCGACTTCGAACCTAAGTACGGGGGTATCTATTACAGTATGTTGCAAGAGATAAGTCATTCGGGGCTATATTCAGTAAGAGTTGATATGTGCGAGGGAAGCGAATATAATCCAAGCAAAATTCTCGCTACCTGTGACATACCTATCATTCGGAACGGTAAGGATGGACAGAAGGGTGACCAAGGCGAAAAGGGAGAACAGGGCATTAAAGGCGATAAAGGAGAAGATGGAGCAAAAGGAACAGACGGAGAGGATGCTATCTCTATCCTTGTAGAAGATGCTCCGCTCGTTTTTGACACAGATGACAATGGAATTGTACCTGTTAGCATATCAAAGGCTGCGAAGGTAAAGGTAATGAAGGGTAACCTGAATATCTCGAATGAATGCAGCAACATTAGTTCAAGGGATGATTTGTGCGTAAATTGCAGATGTGGTGCAACACAGAAGGATGGATATATCGAAGTATCTGTATCAGGCAGTAATATTGTAAAGAATGACGTGGTTATTGATGGTGTAAATCAAGGAAAAGTTTCTGCGACGTCAGGTCATGCGGTTGTACAATTAACTTACAATGGTGTTGCCTATTTTCCGCAAGTTCCATTCTCGGTGAACGTATCGAAGTATATGGGTAGTGTAAAGGCTACGGCAAAGCAGTATCAGTCGAAGTTTGAGGCATTGGAGAACGACCTGAAAGGAAGTAATCCTACCGTACTCAACGCCTATACATCTACTATCAAGCAGACGGCAAAGGAGATTACTCTCAGTGTGACTCGGAACCAGCAGGGACGACACAACCTACTGCGAGATACTGCGCTGACGAGACGAGGGGAAATAGCGTACTCGAATGGCCTCTTCCAGCCTACGATTACTGGAGGTGTGAACGGCCATAATGCCATCCGCTTCTCGGTGACGGGCGACGGAACACCTCAGTACAATGGTCTGTTCTGGGGACAGCTTGTCAACGGCATCACTGTGAAGAAGAATACCAATTATACCTTCTCCGCATGGATAAAGAGCGACACAAAGGATTTGAAGATTATATCAGAAGTGTGCAAACTGCCAGCCCTGCTCAGTATTAACAGAGGGGAGAATATTCATCCGACAAGCGGAGATATGGAGTGGCTGACAAAGGAGAACGAGGTGAATCAGTGGAGGCAGGTGAACTACACCTTCAATACGGGCGACGCAGAGTTTATCGAGGTGAATATCTATGTCTACAACGGCATAACCGTGGACGGAACCTTTGGTTATACTGCCTCGGGCAACGGATGGATATGCATGCCGATGCTGGAGGAGGGGAGCGAGTACACAGGCTGGACTCCTGCGGAAACGGACTACGACTATGTGGGAGGAAACCTTATGGAGGACACGATGACACTGACCAAATCGTCTGACAACAGCAATCTCCAGCTTGCCAGCGGACTGATTATTTTTGACAAATACGAAGGCTGCTACGGTATATTGTACAACAAAAACAACTCGGCAGAGTCTCAGTTCACAGAAGCCTTGCGATTTAAATTTCCAACAACAGCTACCCTTTCTGGGCAGGCGAGAATAGTAAAGAAGAAGGACTATGTGTTCTCCTTCGTTGCCAAGGGCAGCGGGAACATCAACGTTTATCTCTATGGAGACAGCGTTCATACAAATGTATATACAGAAACCTGCGAAGGAAACGAAAACTTCGGCAGCACTGACGGATACGCACAGCTCGCACTCACCTCGACCTATAAGCGGTACTGGGTGCATTGGCGAATAGAGGACTATACTGGCGAGGGAGCAGAGGTAATTCCAGACAAGGTGCTGATACGTGTTCCAGGCGATACTGAGGCTTGGGTGACAAAGCCGAAGCTGGAGGAAGGCGCACAACTTACTGATTATACAGAACGGAAGACCGACCTCATAGACAGAGCCACAGCCAAGGCGGCAGGACTTGAGATTACGTCGAGCGGAGTAACTCTGTATGGCGAGAAAATCAAGGTGGAGAACACGCTCTCTACCGGTCAGACTACGACAGCCGCGCTCTTTACAGACGGAGCCATCAATGCGGCTCTGATACTGGCGCAGATGCTTACATCGCAAGGACACAACGGACAGATGGTAAGGATAGCCGATGGCCTTATCAATATCTACGGCAAGGCAGGAACTGCAAACATCCGCTTCGGTCTGAACAGTTCGGGACAGGCCGTGCTGTCGTACTACGACGACAACGGAAACTTTCTCTACGACCTCGGCCCTGCTGGTGTCGCCTCGCTCAGCAAGACCGACGCGAAGATAACTTCTGCGCAATATATCAAAGCAGAGGACGCAGGACTGACGACTCCGCTCGGAGAGAGTGTAGACCTGCCGTGGGTTGACACTACCAAGTCGTGGTACACGGCAACGAAGGATAACAACTACATTCTTTTCGTTAAGGGTGCTACGGGTAAAACGACAACCCTGTATCGTTACTCCGCACCAAGAGTGAACGGAAAGATAGTAGCCGACTCAGCCAACGGATTGGGTACTTACGACCTTGCGAGTGCTGCCGACGGAAGGACGTTTACGAGCCGCACAATGGTAAAGAATGGTGCGCTGACAAATCTTGCGGATGGCGTGTTCCTTTCTGGGGATGCCACGGTCTACGACAACACAAAGCTGGTGCCTGCCATCAAGAAGGGGCAGTTTGTGATAAGGCCATCCTTCTATGTACAGATAGCGTCTTTTAACGCAAGTTACACGACACTCGGATTGTTCGGAAAAATCTATTCAATACAGACAGAAACCACTTTCGGTAATCTTGACACAGGAATAATGAGCAACAATAATTACTAAACGAATATGATAACATATAAGGAACTGTATGCTACGCCTTTGGAAACGAAGGTTGTGACATGGAAAAATAATGAGGTGCGTCTTGCTGTGAACGAACGCAAGACAGAAGACGGTGAGTATCTGTACGACTGCGTGCTGCTCGGTATGAATACCGATGTGGAGCCTACTGAAGAACAGCTGACAGAGGCTCTGAGAAATAAGTGTATCGAGCAGATAAAGGAGTACGATAAGAGCGCAGATGTGAATACGTTTTATCTCAATGACGAGGCTCACTGGATCGACTTCGAGACAAGAGACAGAGTGTATCAGGGCAACGAGCGACTGAGACGGATGGGGCGAGAAGAAACGACACTGTGGCTCGACGGCGAGTGTTATACCCTGCCTATTGAAACAGCTCAAGACCTTATAAGCAAGATAGAAGTCTACGCCAAAGACTGCTACAATGTTACGCAGACCCATCTTGACAAGGTTGCGGAGCTACAGACGATAGACGCATTGATAGCCTATGATATTACGGCAGGTTATCCCGAAAAAGTACGACTAACAATTTAATTTTATAGCTATGAAGAAAATCGTTAAAGGTAATGACTTCACACTGAAGATACCAGTGAAGTTCAAGCGCATACCTCTTGCGTTTGAGATAGTTTAACACAACTAAAATGAAAAGACTATGTATATACTGAGTGTTATTTTGTTTCTTCTCTTGGGAGGGTTTCTGCTTCTCGCAGCAATGCGCTTCGGCGTCCCTTCGATGGTAAGCGATGTATATTATCAGCTACAGAACTGCATTGGTAGTGAGGTGATTGGTGATAAACGTAAGCGAAACTATGGATGGGTATTTACTGCTGTAATGGTTGCGTGTGCGGTACTGATGATGGTGTGTATACTCGACACAGGTAAGGGTGTTCAATGTCTCGCCTTTATAGGGTGTGTGGGGTTAATGTTTGTAGGCTTCGCTCCTAATTACCTTGATAAAGATGAACACCTTATTCATAAGGTGGGCGCACTTGTAGCTGCGGCAGGGTGCGTGGGCTGGTGTCTGTCGGCATGCTGGGTGCCAACGGCGATTCTTGCATTTATCTATCTGTTGCTTATTAATAATGCAGACGATGATGGTGAGTGTAAGCCTGTCTTATACATGGCAGAGGTGGCAGGATTCTTGGACGTGTTTTTGACTTACTGGGTAATAATCTGCGTTTGATGTACTCTAATGCCATTGATTGGAGCAAATATCAATAGCTTATAGCTTTAGCGAAAAATTATAACCATATCTTGACGGCTTAATCGGTTTTATACTGGTTAAGCCGTATTTTTATGTCCTCATGTTTCATATTATCTTTGCAAATAAAAAAAGATAATATTATGCAGCAGCAAACTAAAGAAAAAATTCAATATGGCAGCGCCATGGTAGTTCTGGCATTTGCCATTGCACTGGTCTATATCAGCTACTTCGTCTCAAAGGATGTGACTGATAACGTCCTCTGGTATTTTGGTCAGAGCCTTATGTATGTGGCATCCATTTTTGGCGTATCAATTGCAATGGATGTCAAATTCGATAAAATCAAAAAAATAATAGATCACAATAAAGATGAAAAGGAAGATTAAGTACATTTTCGTTCATTGCACTGCAAGCCGACAGACGTGGTCTGTTGATGCCTTGCTCAAGGAATTCACCAACAAGGGATGGCACTATCCTGGATATCACTGGATTGTGGAAGCTAATGGCAAAGCGACGCAACTCATGACAGAGGATTTGCCATCGAATGGAGTTAAAGGATACAACCATGAGTCTATCAATGTCGCATATATGGGTGGCATCTCACGCTCAGGCAAGCCTATTGATAACCGCACGCCTGAGCAGAAGGCTTCGCTCCGCAAGCTTCTCACTGAGTTGAAGCAGAGATATCCAGATGCTAAGATCTTAGGACATCGTGATATATCACCTGACGTTAACCATAACGGCAAGGTGGACATCTGGGAGCGCATCAAGGAGTGTCCATGCTTCGATGCTATACCAGAATATGCTGAAATTAAATAAATGAGGAGATGACAGAGAAATTAGAAAAAAAACTGGCAGTTATTCTATCATTCCTGATGGTACTGCTGACGATATTCGCAAGTTTCCTAATCTTTGAAAGCCGTCAGAAGAAAGCGAATGAGGCTTTGAAATTGCAGCTTCACCAGCTTCAGCTGAAGTATTCGCCTATGCAGCGTGATACCATACGAGATTCTGTCAAACTCGTCACACAACAGGTGATGGTCATGGACAGAGGTGAATACAAACTGCGGTCTGCGGACAGGAAGCTGCTCGAGGAGCTGAACCTGAAACTTCGACAAGTTGTTTCTGATCAGCGAGTGTCCATGGTTACATCTGACACAGTGAAGACGAAAAGACTTAATTCTGTCTACTCATATAGTGACGCATGGCTTTCTCTGCGTCTTGATACGGCAGACTCCATCTTGACGTACAGAGCAAGAGACAGCCTTCAATGCATTGTTGCAAGGCAGTTTAAGCATAAGTTTCTTTGGTGGAAGTGGGGGACAAAAGGCTATAATGTGAAAGTGCTGAATTACAACCCACATTCTACAATATTATATAATAGCTATATACAAGTCAGCAAATAATGGCAAGACAGGAAGTATATACAACCATAGTCAAACTCAATTCCGAGGAGGCAAAGAACCGACTGAAGGAGTTGGAGGACAAAATCGCTCGTCTCAAGAAAGCAAAGCAGGATGCTTTCTCGACGGGCGATTCCCGTTTAGGCACATCTCTCGCTAAGGACCTGAAGGCTGCTGAGCGAGAGATGAAGCAATTCAAAAACTCAACAATGAGCGTTAAAGAGACGCTCGATAATCTATCTGATGCAAGCCTTGGTCAGCTTGAGAAGGCTGCACGGCATCTGAAGGGGCAGATGAAGGCTGTCTCTGACCCTGCAGATTATGCTAAGTTAGAAGAGCAGCTCTCTAAAGTCAAAGACCAGATGCTGCATCTGAAGGGGGCTACCAAACAAGCAGAGGCAGAAGCGCAGCGCATGACTGCGACGCTCAATAATCTGCAGCATGCATCCATTGATGATCTCAATTTCACAAGAGCAAAAATTCGCTCTAAGATGAACTCCATTGATCCTTCGTCAGATTCTTATGCTCAGTCTGCGGACAAGTTGAAGCTCGTTGATGCAGAGCTTGAGCGCATCAGACTATCTGAGCAGAAGGTGGTCACACTCATGCAGCAGTATGACAATGAGATAGACAAGGCTAATGTGGATATCAAGGAAACCAAGCGTCAGATGCAGCTCGTTGACAACACACTCGCTCATCTCAAGACATCATCAGTGCGTGATTTGGAATATTCCATGAAAGTGCTCAACAAGGAGATGAGAGGATTGGACAGAGGATCCGAAGCATTCAAGCAGATGCAGCAGCAGGCAAAGCAGTTGAAAACAGAGCTGGAGGCAGTACGTGCTGAGGGTAAAGCGCAGCAGTCATGGATAAACAAGACTGCAGACTGGTTCAACCGCATGCAGGGGGTCATATTAGGTGCAATAGCTGCCGTTTCTGGATTGACATTCACAGTGAAAAGCTGCGTCGAGAAGTTCGCCTCCATGGATGAGGAGATGACCAATGTCCGCAAATATACAGGACAGACTGCAGATGAGGTGGAGCGTATGAACGAGGACTTCAAGAAAATAGATACACGAACTGCTCGTGAGAAACTCAACCAACTTGCTGGTGATGCAGGTCGATTGGGAATTACGGCAACTTCTCTCGTCGAAGAATTCGTTGATGGTGCTGATAAAATCAATGTCGCATTAGGCGATGACCTTGGCGATGAAGCAGTGTCGCAAATCGGTAAACTTGCTCAAATGTTTGGCGAGGATAAGACAAAAGGTTTGAGAGGTGCCATGTTGGCCACAGGTTCTGCAGTCAATGAGCTGGCTCAGAATTCTTCTGCCTCTGCAGGCTATCTCGTTGACTTCACCGCCCGTGTGGCTGGTGTCGGCAAACAAGCTGGCATCACTCAGGCGCAAATCATGGGTCTCGCATCAGTACTCGACCAGAACATGCAGCAGGATGAGACCGCTGCTACTGCCGTTCAGAACCTTCTTGCCAAGATGTTCCAGGACTCAGCCAAGTTTGCCAAGATTGCAGGACTCAATGTCAAGGAGTTCTCAAAGACATTGAAGGAGGATGCGAATGGAGCACTCCTTCAGTTCCTGGCAGCACTGCGCTCCAAGGGTGGTTTTGCACAACTCGCACCTATGTTCGAGGAAATGAAGATGGATGGATCGAGAGCCACTGGTGTGCTCACAGTCCTCGCAGACAAGTTAGATGATATCAAGGCAGCTCAGGATCTTGCAACTAAATCATACGCTGAGGGAACATCTGTCATCAATGAGTTCAATACTAAGAATGAAAGTGTGCAGGCACAGCTCGACAAGGCAAAAAAGAGATTCCAGGATCTCGCGATAGAGTTAGGACAAAAGCTCTATCCGGCAGCACGTCTTTGTATCTCATCAGCGAGTATAACCGTGCATGTTCTTTCATCCATCATTGATTTTGTTATCAAATATCGCACTACGATAATAGCTCTTACTGCAACCATCATTGCATTGACTGTTGCAGAGACAGCACACATTGTGAAACTCAAAGCGATAGCGCTGTGGCAGAATGTTGTAGTTACAGGTGCAAAGAAATTGTGGGCGATACTTGCAGCACATCCTTATCTTGCTGTTGCTGCAGCTGTCACGACTTTGGTTGCAGTCATCGTCGATTTAAGTCGCAAGACAGACACTGCGGCCAAAGCGCAGGAAGCGCTCAATGATATACGCAAGGAGGCGCAGGAGCAGATCGTCGAGGAGCAGAACAAACTCGAAAATCTCCGCAGAGTCGCAATGGACGAAACGCGCTCCCTTAAAGACAGATATACAGCCATCAATGAGCTTAACAGAATTGTCCCAAATTACAACGCACAGATCGACAAGACCACTGGCAAGTATAAAGAGAACAAGCAAGCACTCGATGACTACATCAAGTCCTTGGTTCACCTATATGAAGTACAGGGCGCAAAGGATAAGTTGAAGGAGATTGGCAAGGAGCGCGCCGACTTGGAAATACAAAGGCAGGAGCAAGAGAAAATAATACAGAAAGATGCCGAGGAAGCGAAGTCTGAGGTACATGTCTCTGGGCGAGAGGGAAAGTCCATGGATATGGGAACGGCTTCTCTTCGTAGCAAGCACAAGGCTGATCTTGCCAAGACCAAGGAGGATTTAGCTGCTCTTGACAAAAAGAGAGATGCCATAAAAGATGCTTATGGCGCAGATATACAGAACCAAGAAATCAAGAAAATCAAGAAAGACGATGATGGTGGAGGAGGTGGCTCCAGCACGCATCAAGAGACAGAGAAGGAGCGCAAGGCTCGTGAGAAAGCGGAGAAGAAAGCTGCAGCTGAAGCTCGCAAGCGTGAGGCTGAAGCCAAGCGCAAGCAGAAGCAAGCAGCTGACAGCATCAAAGCTGAGACCAACCAACTGATGGCTGACAATGCCAAAGCTTATGCTGAGGGCAAGAAAACATATCAGCAGTACATCGATGATCGGGAGAAAATCACTATTGCTGGAATTGATAAGTTGAAAGCACTCTATGGTGAGGACAGCAATGAATATCGTCAGCTGCTTGATGACAGAGTCAATGCTGCTAAAAAGCATGACGAGGATATCATCAAAATGCGTGAGAAAGATATAGAACGTGAGCGGTTGGTTCGCGAGGCAAATATCAAAGCACAGTATAATGATGCCAGTTCTGCAATATATCAGAATGACATCGCCCTCGATGAAGCTCTCTATCAGAATGAAGTCGATGCAATGAAGAGACGCCTGTCCCTTTACAATGAGGGCAGCGAGGAGTGGCTTGACCTCAAGGCAGAGATGGAGCAGGCATCTCTTGACCATCAGCTTCAGATGCAGGAGTCATATATGAACCAGCTGAAGGAGTTGCGTCAGCAGTTCGGCAAGCAGGATGTTCAAGCACAGGAAACCATGTATCTCAATGGTCTTGATAATGTGTATAAGAAGGGGCTAATCAAGGAGGAAGAGTATCAGCAGATGAAGTTGGAGATTACCAAGCAGTTCGCTGCCCAGAGAGCGCAGATCGAGGCTGAGGATCATGGAGCAGGCTCTACGCAAGCCAAGATTGACTCCAAGACTTCAGAGATGGTCAATAGCGCAAAGGCTGCAGCCGGGGATGCACAATCAACAAATGGCAGTTTCGGTGGCTATTTCGTCTCACAGGTGCAGAACTATCAGAACACCATGGAGAAGTTGAAGGAACTCTATGGTTCTGATGAGCAGAACCATGCCGCCTACATGCAGGCTAAGGCGCAGGTGACATCAGACTTCCTCGATGGGATGGTGCAGAAAACACAGGCTGCATACAATGGCATCAGCAATATCATGTCAGCCGCATCGGCTTATTCGCAGGCATGCTCAGATCTGGAGCAGGCCAAAATCTCCAAAAACTATGAGAAGCAGATTGCTGCAGCAGGCAACAACTCCAAAAAGAAGAAAAGGCTTGAGGAGAAACGTGACAAAGAGTTGGCAGCAGCTAAAGCTAAAGCCAACAAGAAAGCGATGAAAATTGAGATAGCTCAGGCTATCGCCTCCACAGCCATGGCTGCCATCAACGCATATTCATCTGCTGCTAAAGTTCCTGTCATCGGCTGGACCTTGGCACCAATAGCTGCTGGTATGGCCACTGCTGCTGGTCTGCTGCAGATAGCTACTATCAGAAAACAGCATCAGGCAGAAGCGGCAGGTTACTACTCGGGAGGTTATACAGGAGGCAGGCGATATCGCAGAGAGGCAGGTGTTGTCCACGAAGGTGAGTTCGTAGCCAACCATCAGGCTGTCAACAACTCATCCATTCGTCCTGCTTTCGACCTCATCGACAGAGCGCAGCGTGCAAACACGGTCGGCTCACTGACCGCTGATGATATCAGCAGAGCTCTCGGTTCTGGTGGCGGTGGAGCAGTCGTCACTCCTATTGTCAACGTCAGCAATGACAATAGTGAGGTGCGAGAGTCCCTCGATGGTGTGAACAACGCAATCACTATTCTCAACCAGACTCTTGATGACGGATTGGAGATAGTTATGCCTATCGCTGGCCGTAGCGGACTGCACAGAAAACTGAAAGATTATGAACGATTATTAGACAACAAGTAGTATGATAACATGCATTATCAATGGGCATAAAGCCTATCCTATATCCACATCATCCATCAAGGTGACATACGCCAACCAGTATGTCACCGATGATGGAGAATACACCTATGACATCACATTTCCGATGAATATCTTATCTAATAGAGAGATATTCAAGAATGTGTCAAGGTTCGAGGTCAAGAAGAAACTCGCTAAATATGATGACTGCAAGCTATACTGCAATGGCTTGCTCATCATGAGTGGAGTGGGCACTGTACTATCTGTCAATCAGAAAGAAGTGAAGCTGCAGTTGCTCGGTGGTAAATCAAGGGTGAAGTATAATTCAAAATTCGACAAAAAGTTTATTGATGAGATGGATTTGGGCAGAGCACTGCATGGTAACATGGGAGACCAGCTGGAGACAGTCAATGCAAAAGAGATTATGGGTCTTATGGCAGAGGTCAAAACATTTAATTTCTACGCAACATACAATCCATCTTATATGATAGGTATTCCTGGAATGTATGTTTACACACCTATTCGAGATGAGACAAACGATATGACAGCGAATATGACATTGGGAAAGAACGGAAAGAGATACATCACCAACTTGGCTGTCCATCCTAATTTCATTCATATATTGCATAATATTCTCAATATATGTGGATATAAGGTTGTTCGTGATGATTTCAATCAAAATCCATGGAATGGTCTATACATCGCTTCTGCCTATAAGTCGGATGAGTTTCGTCATGCCCTTCCCCACTGGACAGCATATACTTTTTTGGAAGAGTTCCGCAAATTATTCAATGCGAGAATTTATTTCAACGAAGCTGAGCGCACGGTGAGCATCTTGAGAAGCTCAGAACTGCTCAATGCAGAGACTGTTGAAATGGTAGCATTGGATGAGTTCAGTGTAGATTATGATGAGGATGGCTCGCTCAACACGATTGACACTTCTAATGTTGAGTTCAACTTAGGTGAGTCTGAAGAGAGGGATAATTATGAGGTGATACCACAGAAAGTGCTGGCATACTTTGATATATATACATATCAAGGTATGACACCTGAACTTGATTCAACTATCAACGGATGGGATATGAAAAAGAAAAGAACAACCATTGTCAAGAGGGTGTTTTCTTCCGGCAGTCTGCAGGCATATTATATATGGAAGGCCGATGAGGAAGATGATTCCAAGGGTAGCTGGGTTGAGTGTGGTGAGTTTTCACCGCTCATTCGCAATACAGACAGTGACGACAGCATCACACTCAATATTGCTCCTGCAGCAATTGCTGTGAAAGACCAGGATTTCACAACTTACAGCAATTGGCTTCAATTATCGGGTCATAATAAGGACGTGAGACCTCGATATATGCTGTCTGTCGTCAACACTAAAGAAGCAGAGAGCCTTGAGTCGACAAAAGATGATGATGGTTACGCTTATGTGACTGTTGAGGATGCGATTGAAGATGATTCAAATATGGATAATGAGGAGAATGACAAAGAAAGCATGCAGATATATTTTCTTCTCGACAAAATGCAGGATGCGACATATCCGCTGCCATCGGGTATTCCTACGACATTACCACAATCCTGTTTATATGACAATGCCATGGATCATTTCATGGCTTGGCCAGTTCCTGTGACAGACGATGTGCATCTGAAGAAGGTTTTTGGCATAACTAAAGGTTGGAGTCTGAGCCTGGTGCAGAGAACTGACTATAGTTTGAATGAATTTCATGTGAAATCTGTGATAGATAATAAAGACTGTATGGAAATCAAATTCAGATCATCGAAGATTCCAGACCCATCCAAGATTTATATTTTTCATGGCAAACGTTTCGTTTGCGCTAAAATTGAAGTTGAAATCAAAGATGACGGCATCGAGCCAATAATGACAGGTAGCTTTTACATGATATCTTAATGGATAGAGGCGACAGATTAATACTGCCGCCTCTTTTCCTTATAGCACTCCTCTGTAGTTCAAGATGAGTTCATTCGCAGACTGGATGTCCTTCGGAGTATAGATGTCTGTTATGAGGATTGATGAGTGTCGTGCCTGGTCTCTGACCGACAATACATCCGTGTTTGCCCTAAGCATATTGGTTATACCAGTGTCTTTCAGACTGTAGAATTTATAACGCATCGAGAACCCGAGATCCCTGCGCAGTATGCGGTGCCAGTAATCACGAAATATCTTTTCGCTCTTATGCTCCTCTCCAGGACAGAAGTCTGCAGAAAAGAGATAATAATTGCTTGGATATGAGAATATATTCAAGTCCAGCATCAGCTTGATGACATGAGCAGGTAGAGTGATAGTGGCATCATTTCTGTTCTTTGTATGCTCACCATGGAGAGTGAGAGTCTTTGATTTGAGATGAAAATCTCCGATTTTTAAAAAAGAAAGTTCGCGAGGGCGAACAAAAAGATAGTGCAATATCTCACAGGCCAGAAGAAAATGTTTGTTGTTCTTCATGAGATACTCACGTATCTCTAACATCACGTCGTCAGGTATCACATCGCGTTCTTTCTTCAGGCGATTCTTGATACGTCCGAGGCCGTCCGTTGGGTTCATGCTGATATAGCCACGTTCAAAAAGATACTTTGAGAAGGTCTTGAGCCACGTCAGATAATTGTTTCTGGTCAGAACACTATTGTTTCTTTCTACGAAAACATAATCAAGGAACTTACTCACATTGTTTCGGTCCCATTGATAGCTGTAGGTGATGTTGATGTGCTTGACCTTAATCCATGTCTCAAGTACATTCACCTTACTGGTGTAATCATGCAGACTCTCCTCACGAAGGTTGTGCTCATTATAGAGCTTTGTCAAATACTCTCTGTATTTGAGCAACACATCTTCCCATCGTGTGTATTCGAGAGGTTGGCTTGCCTCTATCCAGGGGTTCCAACCATCCATGAGCTTCTCTGTGAGACGCTTCATGAGTGCATCAGCATATTCACGCTGTTTGCGCTTGCCCTTTATCTTGTCAAGCATGATTCTCTTTCTTCGCAGTCGACCAAAGCTTGGGTCAAAAGCTAAGAAACTAACATAACACTCAGATTTCTGATGGAAGACAGGAGGTCTCCATCCAACGATGCTGCTTAAAACAGCCTCGTTTGATTGTAAGGAATAATTTTTTTTAACCATATCTTTAATTTTTATTGCAGACATGGTGTATTGAACGAATTAAACCGACTTTTTGCCAATTTCAAATCTCTTGGCCATAAGGAGTGTGGAGATTTTGATTGTTTTAGCTATTTTTACTCTGTCCCGAATTTTACCGACGAAAATACCTTCGACATAGGGTAAAATTCTGTTAGACAGAATAATAAGCTAAAAATAGTCGGGATTACTGGACTCGAACCAGCGACCTCGCGCCCCCCAGACGTGTGCGCTACCAACTGCGCCAAATCCCGATTGCTTATGCTCTATTGAACATTTGCGGTTGCAAAGGTATGATATTATTTTGAAATGAACAAATATTTAATCGTTTTTTGCAGTTTTTTCGCATACATCTTTGCTTTTTTAGCGATTCTTGATGGACTTTCTGCTCTTTTACCTTATTATATTAGGTTAAGGAGTTAAGAAGTTAAGGAGTTAAGAAGTTAAGGAGTTAAGACAAGTGCTTTATTGCTGGGTATGCTGTTCACCGCTAAATGTTCACCGCTTGCTGTTCATTGCTTCATGTTCAATGTTCTGTATTTAACGTTAAGGAATGCACCATGGAAAAGGCTTTCCTTGTCTCATCATGAGAATTTCAAGTCGAGTTCTACAGGGCAATGGTCACTGCCCATGAA